GTCCTGTATTGGGTACGTAGATGGTGACCATGTCAGCGTCACCTACAGGAGAGACGAGAGTAGGATTGAGCAGAAATGAAATCTTACGTTTGCAGTAGAAGATTTCTGCCTTCATCGTCTCCTTCGGAAGGAAGTGTTTTGGAATAATGACGTTGTTTGTCTTCAACATGAAGCAGGCGGTAAACTTTCCATCAACTACCATCTGCCCCAGCAAGCTCGAAAGCGCGTTCTTCGACTGACTTGCATTGACAAAAGACTTTTCAGACTCAACTTTTACAGGTGCGGCAGAACGACCCCAAGGATCAGCCTCTGCATCACGTGCCTTCACCTCCTCGACCGACCGAGGACGGAGAGAGCCCTGAACTCCCATGGACTTGCGCAAAGCCTTGATAACCTGGACAACACCATACAACACAGCGAGGGACGCGAAGATCCCACAAGCATAGTGTACGTGTTTATCACGGGCTGACATGAAGGCAGCATGCAAACTCCCATTTTGCTCCACAATAGCCTTAAAGTAGGCGTCTTTCTTAGCTTCAACCACGCAAGCATAGTAGAAGAGGAAAAACACGAACAAGACTAGTCCGGCAAGAACTGTCAACTTTGTTGACATCATGTAAGTGAGAGACATGACAAGAAGCGACATGAGAGTATACTTCCTGACATAGCTCACCACTGACTCCTCAATATAATCAGCACCAGCATACAAGATGGCACCTTTTACATAGTCATTATCCAAGAATTGTGTAGGAATCCAATTCGTCCAGCTGGAATAGGGTGAATCTTCCAACTTATTAATCATCTTGAGCAAGTATTTCACGGTGAAGTCCTCGGCTTTAGTTTGTAGCACATTGGAGTGAAAATTTGCTCTCACGCGAATACTATCTGCCTTCGTCTTGATAGTATCAGCAATTCGGTCACCGAAGTGAGGTTCTACTTCGCAAGTGCAAGTATTGGTTAACTTACTACATTCGGCGCAGATATCGACCAACTGTTCAGGCTCCTTGAACGAGTTGACAATAGTGTTTTGGTGACTGAAATGTTTACGGCTCTCAACAACTAGATAATCAAGGAATTCGTCGATTCCAATGCTCTTCTTGATAATCTTCCAGCTGTTGAAGTCATTTCCTTCGAAGACGGGTTGCTTGACATCAATTTCCCAGATGTCATTAATCTTCGCGACATCGCCATGTACCTTCTCCACCTTGTCCGAATCAAGCATTCCATTTGTAGAAACCTCTGGTTTGGAACGGATTTCTACGTGTACGTGTGCTCGACGTAGGACTGAAGCAGGGCAGTAGGATGTGATTCCAGCGTGCAAGTCTTCATTATTGGTAGTGATCGTAAGACATGCAGGTTCGATGGAAATCTTACCTTTGTTGGCAATATCAGCCATGACGGCCGTTTCGCGGATATTGTTACAGATTTTGATAATCCAGTCCGATGGGGAGGTTTCCCAGAACTGAGATTTGGTGTTACCATAATCATCAATTTTGATTCCGGTTATAAAGGTACGATAACCGTTCATGTGTTTATCCTTATCATTGAGTGTAACAATGTATTCAGAACTGGCTGGTTTATTATTG